GATAAAGACGATGAGCCAGAGAATGGTACTTATTACATGGCTGTTGACTTAGCAGGTTTTGAGAATGTCTCGAAGCAAGCCAGTAACAAGAAGAAGTATTTAGACCAGACATCTATAGCTATTGTCAAGGTAGGAGACGATAACAAATGGTGGATTGATAAGGTTGATGCAGGAAGGTGGGACATTAAAGAAGTATGCGAGAGAATCCTAAAGCACACCCAGTTATACGGTGTGCAAGTTATTGGAATAGAAAAAGGTTCTCTAATGAGGGCTGTCATGCCTTACTTAACAGAGATGATGTTAAAACAAAACATCTACCCAAGAATAGAAGAGATATCGATAGGAAACAGAAGCAAGGTAGACAGAGTTGTTGGTGCTTTGCAAGGCAGGTTTGAGCATAAGCAGGTAGAGCTTTGTGATGGTGACTGGGTTAAAGAGTTTAAAGATGAGCTGCTTAACTTTCCTACCACTGGTGTGCATGATGACATGGTTGACTCAGTAAGTTTAATTGCTCAGATAGCTAACGCAGTGATGTACTTTGAAGATTTAGACGATGAATATGAACCCTTAGATTGGATATCAGGATACTAATATGGCTAGAGACGTATTTGAACAAGCAATGGAGATGTATCCTGCTCTAAGAGGTTTAGGAATTGAGTACAAAATATCCCCCAATCCTGAAGAAAGAAGAATGTTAGAGTTTTATCCTCCAAATGAAAGAGGTGCGCCAGATAAACCAAGACCTAAAGAATTACCTATCAATAAACTTGGTGTAGAGATTTATAATGAAGATGTAAGACCTCTTGATGTATTGGGAGATGTGACAAGCCATTGGCTTATTTATAATGATCCTGAATATAAAAAGTACTACGATGACTTTGTTGAGTCAATGACTCCAGAACAAAAAGAAAGATTAAAGGGACAGTACGGACATTATGTTTCTAAAGAAGGTGAAAAACGCCCTTATGAGCAATGGGAACAAATGACAGGTCTACCAGCTTATTTTAGAGGTTATCCATTTAAGCAATGGTCTGATGAATTTAATCAAGTTGCTTATACTTCAGAACAACGAGAAATGTTTGATCGTATGATGAACCAGTTGTCTAATACTATACCTACATCTAGACCTACAATCATTAAATAGGAAATAATATGGCTGAAGATTACAACACAGATTTCATGGAAGAAGAAGCACCTGAATCACAAAGTGAGAAAGATCTGGTGTCTTTTGTGGTTGACCACTGTGACAAGTGGAGAGACTGGAGAGACTCTAATTATGAAACCAAGTGGGATGAATATGAAAGGATATATTATGGAGTTTGGGCTGCGGAAGATCGTACTAGGGACAGTGAGCGTAGTAAAATCATTAGTCCTGCTACCCGTCAAGCTGTTGATAACAGGGTTGCGGAAACTATGGAAGGCTTTGCTGGATCCGGAAAACTGTTTGAAATAAGTGATGATGGGTTAGATCAAAATAGTGCTGATGTTGAGCTTATGCAGTCTCTTCTACTAGAAGATACACATAACAACGCTTACATCAACAACGTATCATCGATTGTTAAACTAGCAGAGCTGTATGGGACAGGTGTAGGGGAAGTTTTAGTTCAAACAGAGCTAGAACGTATCCCTACTACCCAAGAAATGCCAGAGCAGGGCATGGCAGAGGTAGGAGTCACCGAAAGAGAGAAGATAACAGTCAAAGTTAAGCCTGTTCACCCTCGTAATCTCTTAGTAGACCCTAATTCTGACTCAGTTGATGAATCTTTAGGTGTAGCTGTTGAAGAATACATCAGTTATCATCAAATAGTGCGTGGAATGGCTTCTGGAGTCTATAAAAAGGTAGATATAGAGCCGTATTATGAAGATGATGACATAGAACCGTCTAAACTTGAAGCAACTGAGTATCAAGACGATAAAGTCAAGGTAATTCGGTATTATGGGCTAGTTCCAAGAGATTTATTAGAATCTTCAGGTGAAGTAGAGCAAAAAGCAGAAGAACTGTTCCCAGATGACGATGAAGCTGCTGAAATGGCTGATTTAGTCGAGGCTGTCATCGTTATTGCTAACGATTCTAAACTTTTGAAGGCAGAACGCTCTCCATACATGATGGAAGATCGTCCAATTGTCATTTATAGACCTGAAGTGCGTCCTAAGTTGTTCTACGGAGTTGGAACAGTAGAGAAGGCGTACAATATGCAAAAAGCTGTTGATGCCCAGCTACGCAGTCATATGGACTCTCTAGCCCTAACCACTGCACCTATGATGGGTATTGATGCTACAAGACTACCGAGAGGTATGAAGTTTGAAGTCAGAGCTGGTAAAAACATACTGACTAACGGCAATCCTTCAGAAATATTACAACCGTTTAAGTTCGGATCCACAGATGCTTCAAATTATGAAACAGCAAAAGGTTTTGAGGCAATGCTGCTACAAGCTACAGGCACACTAGACTCTGCAGAGTTGGTCAAGAGTGCAGCAGGAGGAGGACAGAACAACGGAATGGGCATGTCGTTAGCTATGTCTGCCATCGTCAAAAAGAACAAAGTGGCGATGGCTTCGTTTCAGGATGACTTCATCATACCAATGGTCAAGAAGGTTGCGTATCGTTATATGCAGTTTGACCCTGAACGCTATCCGATGAAAGACTTTAAGTTTACTACGATGTCTTCTATTGGTGCTTTAGCTAGAGAGCATGAGCAACAGCAGTTGATTGGTCTGTTACAAACACTAGGACCATCATCCCCTATCGTTCCTGTCATACTTAAGAGTATTGTTTCTACTTCTGGGTTGTTAAACAGAGAGCAGTTAGTAGCGCAGTTAGATCAGATGTCTCAGCCTAATCCACAAGCTCAAGAGATGCAGATGCAAGCACAACAAGCTCAGTTGCAGTACCTTGCAGCTCAGACTGCTGAGTTACAGGCTAGAGCGCAAGAGTCTATGGCTGATGCTCAAGAAGCTCAGGCTAATGCTCAAAAGATAATGATTGAGGCTTCTTTGATGGAGGACAAGGTTAAGACTGACATGATTAGAAACCTATCAGCTAACATTAAAGATGAGGACACTGAGGAGTTTACTAAGAGAGCTAAGATTGCTGATCTACTAATTAAAGAAAAAGATATTGAATCAAAAGAGAGGATAGTTGATAAGCAAATGCAAGAGAAGAGAATGACTCAATAAAGAGAGGGGCTTACGCCCCTTTTCTTAAAACATATAAGCAAGCAGATGCCAGATGACGTAGAAAGATCCGTAGCTAAATAAAACTGCTTCCAATAATATTCTCACCTTCACTCCCCTCTCAAGAAGTTGGTTAGTGTTTTTGGTAACCCTTCTTTGTAAGTCCAAGCTGCCAGCTCTCTAATTTGTTGTTTCATTCTAGTCACTGGGTTACCAGCTTTAGGTTTTGTTCCTAGACTAGGATCACCCTTAACAATCTCTTCAAATTTGTCGGCAACCTTGTTGTCTACTTTTACGACTCTGATCGGAGAGGTGCAAACAACTACTTTAGTCCATTTTCTTCCTCTCTTACCTACTAGAGCAAAACGCATTGATTGGTTTCCAAAATATTGTGTTCTAATTAATTTCATTTTCTATCTCCTAAAAGTAGGGGACGAATCCCCGTTAATGTTATTACCAATTTGACAACCAGCCCTCTTGATTTTCCCATTTGACAAAATCCCATTTCGCTGCTTCCAGTGCGTCTTTTTTAGTCATTTCACAATTTTCTTCTAAACTCTCCGCCCAATTTTTAATCCAATTTTTCTCAAATATTTTTTGTTGTTTCTTGGTCATTTCTGGGTACAAAACATTATCTAAATTTTCCATTTTTTTCTCCTAGTTTAAGGTCTATACAGAACAAAATCTGTTTCTAATTTGTAAGCTAATTCTTTTAAAACTTCGTAAGCCTCTTGAGTTTCTGGTGTGCATTTCTCCACACCTTTTTCCTTGATTAAATTAGTAATATAGTTAAGAGCTTTAATTTCTTCCATTTTAATATTCTCCTTTTACAATCATTTTTTTATCAAACTGTCGCTGCTTCTTGTTACCTCTTTTTTTAAGTGCTTTTTCCCAGCCTCTGCTAAGACTATGAACTTTTGATTTTTTATCTTTAACTTTCATTTTGAATCTCCTTGTTGTTGTGTGTTTCTTAAGTGTTGAATCTATTTTAAGACTTAATTTCAGAAAAGTAAACACTTTGTACAATTATTTTGTTATATAAATACGATTTTTTATAATTAAAAGTTATATGTGTAAATAATTTAGACAAACCGTTCTATTTGTGGTAGGATAAGCCTCAAGTAAATAGGAATGATTCTTATTTACATTTACAGGAGAACTCCTATTGGATAAAGAACTCCAAGAGTATTATGAAGAACGCTTCAATATGATGGGAACAAAAGGTTACACAGATTTGTTGACAGACGTTGAAACGATGATCGAAGAAAGAAATAATCTGATGGCTACACAAAGCCTTGAGGAATTACACTTTCGTAAAGGTCAGTTAGATGTTTTGCATTGGATTAGAACTCTCAAGAAACTTTCTGAGGAAGCGTGGGAGCAGATGAACAATGAAAAGAATTTATGAATTTAGGTGTGCTGAAAATCACACCACAGAGAGTTACGTTGATGACAAGGTAAACGCTATTGAGTGTCCTGTTTGTCAACTAATGGCACTTCGTATTATCTCAGCACCTCGTATCGCGCTTGAAGGAATCACTGGTGATTTTCCTACAGCAGCCGATGCTTGGGCTAGAAAACACGAAGAAGCAACAAGAGTCGCTGAAAAACGCAGAGGCTGAGCGTCCAGTGGCATTTTTTATATCCTATAATCACATAGTGACAGGAGTTTTTATATATGGCTAAGTTTGAAGATCCGTTACAACAAAATCTTGATTTTACACCTGATGAGATAGGTGAAGAAACTAAAGAAGAAAAAATAGAAGCACAGGCTCCTGAAGAGCAAAAAGAAGCTGTTCAAGAACAACCTGAATTACCTGAGAAGTATCGAGGTAAGTCTTTAGAAGATATTGTCAAAATGCACCAAGAGTCTGAGAAACTTATAGGAAAGCAAGCCAGAGAAGTTGGTGAGCATCGTAAGTTTTTTGATGAAATGACAAAACGTGAACTTCTTAAAAACAAAGCAACAGACCAGCCTGTAGTTTATGAAGATCCTAACGATACATTTTTTAAAGAACCTACTGTAGCAGTGGATGATCGTATTAATAATCATCCAGCTATCAAAGATGCACAAGAAGCAGCTATGATAGTGAAAGCTCAGTCTGCTTTACAACAGTTACAACAAAAGTTTCCTGATTTTAAAGATGTTGTTAATGACGGTCAGTTTGTTGACTGGGTGAACAAGTCTTCAATCAGACAAAAACTACATAAACAAGCTAACGAAGGTTATGATTTAGAAGCTGCTTCTGAGCTTATTAGCACTTGGAAAGATATTTCAAATGTTAAGAGTAATTTAGAAACACAGCAACAAATTACTCCTGATTCTCAAGAGTCTAGAGTTAAGTCTTTAAAAGCTGCCACTGTTGATACAGGTTCTTCTTCAATGGGTTCTAAGAAAAAATACAGTCGTAAAGCCTTTCAAGAACTACTTATAAGAGATCCACAAAAATACTATGCTAACGCAGATGAAATCCTTCTCGCTTATGAGGAAGGAAGAGTCTATTAAATGAAAAGGAAATAAGAAATGGCACTAGGTACTAATAATGTAACAACCACGACCGCAGCGAAGTTTATCCCTGAAATTTGGAGTGATGAAATTGTTGCAGCTTACAAGGCTAATCTTGTCGCTGCTAACTTATTCTCCAAGATGTCTTTTAAAGGCAAAAAAGGTGATGTGCTTCACATTCCTAAACCAACTCGTGGTGCAGCGTCTGCAAAGGCAGCATCAACTCAGGTAACGCTTATTGCTGCAACTGAGAACGAGATTCTGGTCAACATCAACAAGCACTACGAGTACTCACGTTTTATTGAGGACATCGTTGAGACACAAGCTCTAAGCTCTCTACGAAAGTTCTACACTGATGACGCTGGTTTCGCTATTGCTAAACAAGTTGATACTGACTTGATTCAGCTAGGTCGGACTGCTGGTTCAGGTACTGCGTACTCAACAGCAGCCACAACGACTAACGCATTCATCGGTTCTAATGGAACTACCGTCTACAACTCTACCTC